CATACACGATATTGTCCAATTCAGTTTCAACAACCCTTACACTCAACTTGATGAAAGTTTGGCAGGTTAATCATGGCTAATATTTTATGGGCCATCATTGGCCAATCTAACGAAACTGATTCATTTCCCGAAATAGCTAGTACGGTCAGTGCTACGGTTACAGGTTCGACTACTGTATTTACAGTAGACAATCCAGAAGATTATAAAGTTAACGATTCAGCAAGAATCTATAACACAGGCGGAGGTGATTTAGTACCCAGTCCTCCCGCTTCAAGCTTCTTAGTTTTATCAATAAACGGAAATGATATAGAACTTGATTACACGTCCTCAAGTGGTAGCGCTTCTTATCTTGTTAATCAATCGGGCCGTATAGCCTCAACAGTTGGCCTACCTAATAGCGGTGCATTCTGGGCAAAAACAGCTAGCGACTATACAGCAGCTACAGGGGATAGAGTACAAGTAAGTCCTTATGGAGTCGGTGGTACTTCGTTTATAGATGGCTTTTGTACTTGGAACGGTTCGGCAGTAACAGGCGTTAGTTCACTAATTACAGATGCGGTTGACGATATTAATTCCCGCATGGATACTTTCAACAGTATCACGCCTTATGATGAGTTGTGGGTTATATTCCAGCATGGTCAAGCTGACGCTGACCCTGGCTTTGCGCCTTACACATCCACTGGTGCAATTAGTGACTCTGCTCAAGCAGGACACTATTCTGATGCTTTGCAGGAGATGGTTAATTATATTAATGCCAATGTTAATACTCTTCCGAGCAAGATTTACATAGGTAGCTCTATCCCTACGGCTGGATGGGGGAACAATGATGCTATGGATAACGTCATAGAGGCAGGTATTAATGATGCCTTGACCCAGTTACCTAGTGCGGAAGTTGGCCCAATGATGCACGCCTTGGTTGCTAGCGAGTGGTCAGTAACTACTTATCCTAGCAACTGGGCTTTAGTTGGTGATAGTCATGCTATACGAGAAACTCAGGAGTTTATGGCTACGGCTTACGGGCAGTTTTTAGGTATTGGTTCCTCCACTTCCCCCACCCTAACCACCCCTTATAGTATAGGTACTAACAATGGCCCATTATTTACTATTAAGACCAGTGATACCCTATCTACAATCGAGGGTGCTGGATTCTTTGATGGTAATGCAGCCTACGCCAGCCTATTAAAAACAGGTGACGTGTTACTAATTGAGGCATCTAACGGAACTAAGCTGTATAATGTGACTGTAGAGAAGATCAGCAGAACGATTACCTTATCAAGCGGTACTGAGATAGTATGACAGATGATGAAGCAGACAAAATGATACAGGATGTATCAGATGCCTTGTGTGAAGATAATCCAGAAAGGGCCGCAGAAGCCCTAGAGCACATGGCTAATACATTTGCTAAAGCAGGTTTAGGCAAGCAGTCTTTTGTTAATATGCGCCGACACCTCATTGATTACACCATAGAGAGATTAGGCAAGGCTGCTGCCCCTTTGATACAATTAAAACTACAATTAGCCGAACAAGAGCTAATGCGCAAAAGAGCACTAAAAAATCAATCACATATCAGTGGAGTTAACAATGGATCAATCATCATCAACTAACGAAGAAAAGCCCAAAGCCAAGCCAGGGCCAAAAGCCAAACCTAAGATTGATGTGGAAGCCTTAGAAGCTCGCATCCACAACTTAGAGCAGCTTATCATCCGTATGGCTCACCAATCCGGTACATCCCATCAATTCCTTATTAGAGCAGGCTTAACCCCATATCACCCTACTAAGGACGATATGACCAAATTTAAGAAGGTGGGATAATGGCTAATTTTATAATTTTCCAAGATGATGGGGGTGTAGGTGTCCAGCTTGGTGATGAAAAGCAATACATCACAGACGATATTTATCAAGCTATGGAGCAGGATGTAGCCAACCTAAAAGCCCAGATTCGTGCGTTAGATGAAAACAATAGAAGCCTAAGAGAACAGGTTGAAGCATCAAAAGAAATGCGCATAAAGTACGAAATTATCCAATCTTTAGTAGAGGGTAGGGAATACTAATGGCTGCTAGAGACCGCATACAGCATGATGAAAATACAAGGAAAAAGATACAGGCTAGTCAGCTTATAAATCGCCTTACAAATCATGCACTTGCAGAAGAGGAAATAATGACATCCTCACAGGTTAATGCTGCCAAGATCCTATTAGGTAAAATACTACCTGATCTCAAGGCAATGGATATAATCGCTGATGTCGAGCATGATGGTGAGATACATATTACATGGCAAACTCCGTCGTAATTCCTTATTCGCCCAGACCTTTACAGCAGGCAATACATGACGAGTTAAAACGCTGGTCAGTTGTTGTCTGCCATCGTCGTTTTGGCAAAACAGTATTTGCTATCAACCATTTACTGAGAGACTGCCTAACATCAAAGAAGGAGCGCCCACGTTATGCCTACCTCGCCCCTACGTATAAGCAAGCGAAAACGATTGCATGGGATTATTTACAGCACTACTCACGCCCTATACCAGGAATTCAAATTAATCAGTCTGAATTGCGTATTGATTACCCTAATGGCGGTCGTATTCAGTTGTTTGGCTGTGATACACCTGATGCTTTGCGTGGTATATACCTTGATGGATGTATTCTCGATGAATATGCCCAAATGCCCTCAAGTCTATTTGGCGAGGTTCTACGGCCAGCGTTATCCGATAGACAAGGATGGGCATTATTCATAGGTACGCCCAAAGGCAAGAATGCATTCTACGACCTATACGACCATGCCAGAAATGACGAACGATGGTTTACAGTAGTCCATAAGGCCAGTGATACCGGTATTGTGGCAGAGGATGAGCTACAGGACGCACGGGGCATTATGACCGATGAGGAATATGAGCAGGAATATGAATGCTCATGGACAGCGGCTATTCGTGGTGCGGTGTATGGTAAAGAAATGGCAGCAGCATTAAGGGATGACCGGATAGGGTTTATACCTATAGAGCCCTCTATTCCTGTACATACGTTCTGGGATTTGGGCATATCGGATTCTATGTCTATCTGGTTTGTTCAGGCTGTAGGGAAAGAGATACGGTTTGTTAATTACTATGAGCATACTGGTGAAGGTATGGCCCATTACATTAATCACCTGGATCAATTTAAAAGGGATCACGGTATTACCTATGGTGAGCATTTTGCCCCGCATGATATTGAGGTCAGGGAGTTATCCACAGGCAAGAGTCGCAGAGATACTGCTTTGCAGATGGGCATAGCCTTTAGAGTGGTGCAGCAGCGCTTTGCAGATGGGCATAGCCTTTAGAGTGGTGCAGCAGCATAAGGTAGCTGATGGCATTGAGGCGACTAGACGGTTATTTAGCCGGTTCTGGTTTGATGAGAAGCGCTGTCGGCATGGTATCGAGTGTATCAGCCAATATCGTTATGAGTATGACGAGAAGAAAGGTGTCTTTAGGGATAACCCCTTGCATGACTGGGCTAGCCATTGTGCTGATTCATTGCGTCAATTAGCTATGGGGTGGCAGGAAGTACTCACACAGAAGGAAAGAAGCCATGCTCCGGTGATGGCAAAGTCTGATTTTGAGGTGTTCTGATGGATACCACCGATAAATACACTACTCATTGGTATGTGATATTCCGTAATACCACCCTTAATCACTGGGTATTCAGGTGGTTAGAGCCTAACTTCCAGCATGTTTATGCGGTTAAAGAGAGTCCAGGCGGTGAGTTCTGGCAGGTAGTGGATGCAAAGAATAGTGTCACTGAGGTTAGTCTGTTGAGTAAGCTAGATTATCCTCATATTCGATGTATTGCCCCTGATAGCGTAATCCTATCAATTAAGGCTATAATTAACCCTAATGACTATCGCTATACGTTTTGTGTGTTTAATTGTGTAGAGGTGGTAAAATCACTATTGGGGATCAGGGCATTCTGGTGCTGGACTCCCTATCAATTATATAAGAGGTTGAGTCATGGGTGATTCAGTAAAGAAGGTTACCAGGCGCGGTTTGAAGCTTGCTAGTGGTGCCGAGCTAGTAGAAAGGGCTGGCAAGGCTGTAGAAAAGCCTTTACGAACAGGTGCCAGTGCTGTTCGTCGTGATGCAGCGGCACAGCTTAAAGCACAGCAGCAGAAAGAGGCTGTCATGCTGGCTGAGAAAGAAAGCGAGATAGCTGAGAAGCGGTCATTTGCTCAGTCTGGTCGTGCTGGGCGTCGATCTCTGATTAAATCATCCCCTACAGGTCTAGCAACTACAACTCCCTAATGGGTTAGGCGGCATGGAAGCTGTTATTAAACGGTTCGGTAAGGCTAAAGAGCGCAGAGAGTTGTGGCGTTCGTTGTTACAGGAAGCCTATGACTTTGCTTTGCCTCAGAAGGAGACATTTAACTTCCATTCTCCAGGCCAGAAAAAGAACCGTCACGTCTACGACAGTACAGCGGTGGCTGGTGTTCGCACCTATGCAGCCCGTATTCAATCAGCCCATACACCCCCTTGGAAGCAGTGGTTTAACTTCGTTGCTGGCACTAATACCCCTA